CCGCCTCTCGGCGGTTAACGATATACTCGTACTACTTTGTTTTACTTAGACTATTTTCCATGGTGCCCGGGGCGGGACTTGAACCCGCACAGCCATAAGCCGAGGGATTTTAAAAATTTGAGGCTATCTTTTAAAATCAACAAGTTAAGGTTGTTCAATGGGTTACAAATGCGTATCGCTGCGTATGTTTGCGTGTGGCTAGTTTTTGCTGCCATCAAAACTGACAATTTTCTAATCGATAACTAACTTGTCATAAGAATTTAAAGCGATGGCCGCATCTAAGTGATCGGGTGCAAAATGTGCATATCTCATCGTCATTAAAATAGTGCTATGGCCGAGAATTTGTTGCAGCACTAAAATGTTTCCGCCGCCCATCATAAAGTGACTGGCAAAGGTATGCCTGAGTACGTGTGTGCGTTGCCCTTTAGGCAACTCAATAGCCGCCCTTTTCAATGCATGTTTAAATGCATCATAAGATGGAGTGAATAAAGCACCGCGATTTTTTGGTATACGTTTAAATAGTTTCTCAGATATCGGTACGGTTCTGTTCTTTTTGCCCTTAGTATTAATGTAAGTCACACGGCTAGGTAATATCTGCGACTGTTTCATATCCTGTGCCTCTCCCCACCTGGCACCTGTAGCTAAACAGAGGCGAACGATGGTTCCCAGGCTTTTATTTTCCGACTCATCACAGGAGACTAAAAGCCGCTTAATTTCATCTTGGGACAGAAAGGCCAGCTCTTGATCACCCTCGCTAAATTGGCGGATACCATCAAGCGGGTTACTTCCCTCCCATTCACCAAGGCGTTTTAATTCTGAAAATACAGCATGTAAGTATGATTGCTCACGGTTAACAGTGGCTTCTTTTACAACAGTACGCCCTTTTGCTTGCCATTCACCATTCAGGCGGCGTTCCGATAAACAGCAAACATATTCTTATCGACATCTGCCGCTAAGGGGTCCCCCATTCTCTCACAAATCGCCAATAGTTTAGCTTTACGGGACTCGCCAGAAGATAGGGTTTTACCGTGCATTTCATACCATCGCTCAACTAATTCATTAAGCGTTACCGCACTAATGCCCAGCCCCGTATCTTGTTTATTCACCATCATGCGACGTTCGTATGAAAGTGCTTCGCCTTTAGTGGCAAACTGTTTGCGTATACGCTTGTTATCACGACCATAAGGGAAGCATTGGCAAAGCCATTTTCCTGACGGAAGTTTACTGACTGCCATTAATCCTGCACCCACTGCATCATAATCATTAACATCATGGCGGTTGATTTGACACTTTGATTAGTGAAAATTTCTTTATTTTGAATTGGATCTGATTCTGGAGCAAAAGCATCATCAAGTTGTTTTGCTAATTCACTCGCGTAAGGTTTAAAATCATCAACCGATTTTATTTTTCTATTTATCTCAGCCGCTAATAGCTTTTTGCTGTATATCCCGGCGATAAAGTCAGCACAAGTTGCAAGTTTGTTTTCCGGCGTGGCTGTTTGCCATGTAAGCGCATTGGCTTCATGCAGGGTTCCCCCCGCATACCAATTTTCAGCAAATGCGTTATTTGTGAATAAGGCAAAAATAAGAAACGTCAGTGACAGTACCTTTTTCATCGCTAGCCCTCGATAAGGTTAAGAAAATAATTAATTAAATATCACAATGTAAATAATTTGAGCGTGAGTTACTTACTAAATGTGACTATTAAAAGCGCAATTAAAAAACCTGAAGCAAATACGCCCCCTGAAAATATCGGGTAGTGGCGAAATGGTTTCTGCTCCCGATAAACAGCAAAAGCATTCTTGTCAAAATCAGTGACCAGTGAATCACTCAGCCGTTCACCACGCCGTCCATTGGGATAATACCCACAAATCCATTTGCCAGTAGTTAATTTGCGAATAGCCAAAATTAATGCCCCTATTTATTTTTTAGATATATATTTAAAAAATTTATTAAGCCCGGCTCCGCCCTGATCATTAAAATAAATCTGCTTATATTCTTTAGATGTCTCATCATGCCCGTACTCATCAGATATAGTGAGTTCAGAAAAACCAGTTACAGGTATAAATTTCTGAATGTCATTTAATGCTTGGGCACGAGTCTTTGTAATAGTCACTTTATCTGCGCTCACATAATCATCTTTACTATAAATTTTTGGTATGGCAGTTACGGTGATTTTATCTACATCTGTATGGATGAAGCTACGATATATACCATAAATTGCCGCTCTTTCTGTTTGTTCAGAAATCACACTTTTCAGATCATTAGGTAATACTTCTGGAGATAATTGGATGTGAAGAGGTTTTTTTGAAATTACTTTAAAAGTACCGTTATCAGTAGAAAAATCATTAAGCTGCTGAATCATATCTGTAACAGATGGAAATTTTGTAGGCCCATCAGCGTAGGCCACATTAGAAAGTACCACTGTTAGCATAATGATTAGATTATTTATTAACTTCATCATAAAGCCTCCTTATTCGAAAAATTTTGTTTACTTGTTATTTATTATTAGTCAGTTTATGCAACTTCGATTGCGCGAACGCATCACCAACCGCCTGTATGTTTAATTTTGCCGCCTCATCCATAGCGCGGTAATTTTCAACTAGTTTTTGTTCCTCCACTGAAATGCCATCAAGCGGGGTGTGCTTACCCGTCAATACGTACATAATGTCTACACCGTACTGAGTATCTAGCAATGCCAAGGTTGTGGCATCTGGCATGGTTTCCCCTCTTTCATATTTCCCCCAAGTACGAGTTGAAACACCAAAATTTGCTGCCATGGCCTCTTGGCTTTCACCCGTTTTTTCCCTTTCTTCACGTAACCGCGCCCCAATAAGGAATAATAATTCCTCTCTTTTAGTTGACATAGGAACAATACTTCCTTAGATTGTGTTGTACAGGAACTTAGTGGATCACAATATACCATTATGAAACAAGTCAAACACGATCAACGCTCGCGATTACCGAAAGGAATTGCTTCAAAAAACCCGACCCATATGCGTTTGTCTGATGATGAGCGTGCAGAATTAGAAGCGCTCGCAGCAAAAGAAACTCGTTCAATTTCCAGTATGGCGCGTCTAGTTTACTTGCGTGGTATCACCGCTATTCAGGCTGATTGATAAGGGGGAATTATGGGAAATATCACCATAAATATAACCGTTCCAACTGGGTATGTATCGCTTGAAATATATTCCGAGATTGTTGGTATTCCATTTGATACATGCCGTGGAATGGTGCGTGATGGTCGGATTATTATTCGCCCGAAAGTTAAAGCTGGTGACAAAGTTGAAGTTAATTTGGTTGCTATGTTGAAAGATGCCATAGCCAATAGTTAGGGGAAAATACAATGCACGCCTTAACCATTATTAGCCGCCATTCATCTGCCTATCGTGGCTTTGTAATTACTCATCGGCCAAGAACTGCTATTAACCCCATTGCCCGCTATGAAGTATTCCTGGGTGAACAGTCTTTCGGTTTACTTGACGCTCAAGCACTCGCCACCGGCTTCATTGATCAGTTGTATATCGAACGTAAAACGGGAGCCGCAGCATGAAATCACCTTGCCTGCAGATAGCTAACGCCATACTGCGAACACACATGGCTGATATGGGAGAGTTAACCCGACGTGCGATAGAGGAAAATGGTGTTTTATCCCTTCGAGCTAATCTCCGTGCTCGTGAAAAAAAAGCCATCACCAGCAACACCCTTGCAGGCTTAAGTATGATTACCGCCATAGCGTGGCAATTGCGTGAAAACGAATTAGCCACTTTCCACCAACTGAATGCCGCAACACAGCAATTTCGGGAGTCAGGCGTCATACCTCAATTTTTCAATGAAGAGGTACAGACATGCCAGGGCAACTAATTGAATTGACCAGCGGAGCATTAGCCGTGCTGGCCGTGCTTATCTGGCTTGCGTTTCTGTCTGCCCGCGCCGTGATCCGCGATCACCGCCGTCGCACCAATATCAAACGCAAAGCGCGCCAACACTCTTAAGGAGAAAGGGATGAAACAAGCATATTTCACATTGATTAACGACCTGTTGCAGCAATACCACTTCAAGGCCGAAAACCTGCGCGCCGCTTCCGCTGTTGCCGACGAGGTGCGAATGTTTTCGCTAAATGATTACGCCTTTCGTCTAAGTGTCGGTCTGGAGGGTCTGTTAAGCACGGCGCAAGCATCTGGGGATCAGGACAGCGCCCAGGAATTAGAGCTGTTGGTGACTCAGTGTAATTCCGGGGGTATTCCAGAGCCGACACATTCTTGAGTTAATTACTGTCATACCGAGAGGTGGATGATGGGGCAAATTAATATGGACGGTTCGCCGCTTTCAATGCAGGAATGGAATCAGAAAGTAGGTTTACGGCATTTAGACCGCATAAAGGAACTGTTTAAAAAGGATCCAGATGAAGAGTTTGAGCAGCGTTTGGAATCATTAAGCAGAGGAAAGACAAAAGGCATTATTTATTACGCGGCTGGGATAAAGAAAGATAGCCACGAAAAAAAGTTTAGAGAACTGGAATATCATGAAAGAAAAGCGGTGCGTAAAGCAGCGTTGGATTTATGGGTTGATTTAAATTCAATCCCGAAAGACTTGTTATAAAGAAATAACGTTTTAGCGAGTTATTAAAAATGGCGCATTTATCGTGCCGGGTATTCTATTATCTAAAATAAGGTGATGTGATATGGAAAAGCAGAAAGAAACTACTGATATCCCAGCAATTATATATTTACAAAATTTTATTAACCGGCGTCCGGCGCATGGCCTTACCTATGGGGATAATCTCAAAGCCCTTGCAGATCTCACCTATCTGGAATGTACGTTAAATAAACAATCATCTTCTATAGATGCCTTAAAAAAACAGGTGGAAATAGTTTCTGGTGCTGCAATGAAAGTATCGGGCTATCTGGACTCGATAGTAACAGCTATTGAAGCGACAACCCACGGCAAGAATTGCACCACCAGTTATGCACACAAGACTGTGAGCAATGTTATTTCAGCCATAAATAAAACTGAGTCAGCCTACAGAGAAGCCCTAGACATGCAGGGAGTGTCTCAAGAAATACCATGCTCACTTTATACATCACCAAAGCTTCATCGACTAAAAATTCTGCCGGAATATTTCAACGCTGTATTTAATGGATACAAAAAAGCTGAGTTACGGGCTAATGACCGTGATTTCTCCGTAGGGGATTTCCTGCTTTTAAGGGAATGGGAATTAACCACAGAATATTCAGGGCGAAAACTTGTAGTTGAAATTACACACATTACTCCGTGTGACTTTGCCCTGCCCAACTATGTAATGCTCTCATTTAATGAATTATATACCACCAATTATTCCCGTTTTGATGATTTTGACGGAGGCGTCCCATTTTGAATACTAATAACCCACCATATCGACTGACGCGTGCTTTTTGGCGGTTTATATTTAAAGCAGGAAAAGCACTTTGCAAATTAGACGCAAAGTATCGCACTCAACGATGGCTAAAAAATAACTATCTTATTCTAGATACGGAGACAACGGGCCTTGGTAATGATGCTGAAATAATTGAAATCAGTATCATTGATTGTACTGGAAAGATATTACTGGATACGCTTGTTAAGCCATTAAAAGCCATTCCCGCAGAGGTAACCGCCATTCATGGAATTACTAATGAAATGGTGGCTGATGCACCAACGTGGCGAGATATTCATTATCAATTCATGACGCTGACGAATGACCGCACTCTGCTTATTTATAATGCCTCTTTTGATTCCCGCTTAATTTTTCAAACAGCAGCAACGAGTAATTGTCATGTATCAGAGAGGAAATATATCTTTGATGCTGAGTGCGTCATGAAAACCTATGCGGAATATTACGGCCAGTGGGATCAGAACCGGAATAAATTTAAATGGCAAAGGCTGAGTAATGCAGCCGAACAACAGGGCGTTGCCATTGATGGTACGCCGCACCGTGCATTGGCCGATTGCAAAACAACGCTAGGTATTATCCGGGCTATGGCGGGGGTGAAGTCATGAAACGCATTTTCTCCCCACTGAAATGGGCCGGTTCCAAAGGCCGTATTATGCCAACCTTGCGCCAACATCTGCCCGCTGGAAAGCGTCTGGTCGAGCCGTTCGCCGGTTCCTGTTCCGTCATGCTGAATACTGACTATGACGAGTATCTCATTGCTGATATTAACGGCGATTTAATTAATTTCTATCAGCAATTACAGCGGGATTGCGAGAGCATCATTATTCTTGCAAAAGAGCTTTTCAAATTTGATAACAGTGAGGCGAATTATTATTTGAATCGTCAACATTTCAATGAACGCGAGTTAAGTGACGAGTACCGCGCCGCAATATTTTTATATTTAAACCGTCATTGTCATGGTGGTATTTGCCGTTATAACCAAAAGGGTGAATTCAACGTTCCCTACGGAAGATATAAAGCGCCCTATTTCCCCGAAGCTGAGATCCGTTATTTCGCTGAGAAATCCCAAAAGGCCACGTTTGTATGCTGTGACTTTTTCGAAGCGCTAACCATGACTATGCCGGGCGACGTGGTTTATTGCGATCCCCCTTACATTCCAACATCCACTACCGCAGATTTCACCAGTTACCACACAGGCGGTTTTAGTTCTAATGAGCAATTTTGGTTATCGGAAATACTCACGATCATAGCGGATCAAGGTTGCCACGTTATTGCATCGAACAGCGATACCCCACACGGCCGCTATCTTTACGAAAGTTTTGATATTCACAGCATTACCGCCCCCCGCTCTGCTAGTTGCAAAGCTGATGGCCGTAAGGCAGTAGGTGAAATTATTGCAACCTTGAGGGCTGCAATATGACCAAGGGTGCTTATTACAACGAGATTGATCCCTACACTGCTCAGTGGCTGAGAAATCTTATTAAGGCCGGCCATATCAACCCAGGCTATGTTGACGAGCGGAGCATTGTAGATGTTAAACCAGAAGACCTCACCGAATTTACCCAGTGCCATTTCTTCGCAGGAATTGGGGTTTGGTCATACGCCTTGCGTAGAGCCGGATGGCCCGATGATAAGCCGGTCTGGACCGGTTCTTGCCCCTGCCAACCTTTCAGTGCCGCAGGAAACCGGCTCGGAACAGCAGATGAGCGACACCTTGCGCCTGTCTGGCTCAATCTCATTGATCAGTGTCAGCCTGCAGCTATTTTTGGAGAGCAAGTTGCAGCGGCAATTGGGAGGCACTGGCTCGACGATTTATTCAATGAGCTGGAAAACCAAAGCTACGCCTGCGGGGCGGCAGTATTGCCAGCTTGTAGCGTCGGCTCGCCGAACATCAGACAGCGAGTCTGGTTTGGCGCAATCCGGCTGGCCAACTCCGACGGCAAGCGATCCGTCGGGTGGGGGGAGCGCATCAATAGCGCTGAGGAAATTATCCGGCGCGAAACGCCCTTCGGGGCACTCGATATCATCGGCGCTCCGGGACTTTGTACAATTGGCGGGATGGCCGACGCCAACGACCTGCGACAGCAGGGGATCGGGGTCGGCAGTAATTCGTTCGGATGGCAGAAGCCGGATGTTCGGAAGACTGGATTATGCGACAGAACAGGGATTATCCGGCCAGCCATGCCGACTAACGGCTTCTGGTCAGATGCTGACTGGCTCTTGTGCAGAGATGGAAAGTGGCGGCCAGTTGAACCCGGCACATTCCCGTTGGCTCATGGGGTTGCCGCCAGAGTGGGACGTTTGCGCGCCTACGGAAACGCCATCAATGCTTCGACGGCGGAAGCATTCATAAGGGCGTACTTAGCCACGCCACTGTGGATAGGTATCGATCTGGCTGGTATTGCTGAATGACCACGCATTCCCGTGGCCGCATCACCCCAACTCCACCGCTGCCTTATCCGGGCAGCGGTGATGTTTCTATTGAATGGGATCATCCGTGGAATGCCCCGCGCCCCGCGATTGGTGGCCACCAATCTTTAGCGCCGGTCGTAGTGGTAGCAAAACCAAAATCTCACCCGCTGGTTATCCGTTACGTAAAACGCCTGAATGCGCTGGGCTATACCGAACTACGGGAGCCTAACCTCACATTGCTTAAAATTCGTAAGGAGCGCGCCGCGCTTGAGCGCCAGATCTATTTGAGGGACAAGCAACAATGGGCGGATTCACCGCAAGGTGTAGAAGCCCGCATTGATCAGCAACCTATATTTATTAAGTCCCACTTTCAAAATAAAATTAGATGGTTACGTGAAAATCATGGTGATAAACATACCAATGCATTCTTAACCGGTACCGGCAAGAATGCATTGTTACGTCTGGATGCCGTGCGCCAATACCAAGGCGTTAGCCAGGGTCGTATTTCTGAGTTAATGGCCTATTTTCAGGGTATCTATAGTCACCTTGCCGAACTGAACAAGCGCCGGGTCAAGTCGCTGGCGAGTGAGGTAGCTGGCCGTATTAATGAAATGTTCTGCACTGAGGTATCAACACCCACCGAAGAAACCCGTATTTTATCTGATGCCGAGTTATTGACCATTTATCGCAATATTGCGCTTGAGGTGTGGTCTTTACGGGTCAGGCCGCCGCACTGGCGCGAGTTGGGGCCGAAGCCCAATCAACCAGATGAACCAGTAGATCGCACGGTCTACTATTCCGCTATTGCCCGATCGATTAACCCCGATTGGTGGGAGCGTAAATTGTGGCGACTGCGTAATGATTGGCGAGAAAGCCAGTTACGCGCCGCTGGCTTGATCCACAAGCGTGCCGCACCCTATGTCAGTAAAGAGGCATTGGCCGACTGGATAGAGCAAAAACGCCGTAATCGCGAATTCTTCAAGCGACATGAATTAGTTGATGATGAGGGTAACACCGTTTCTTTAGAGGCGATGGTGGATGCCAGTATCAGCAATCCAACGATACGCCGCCATGAATTAATGGCTCGCATGCAAGGGATCGAACTGGTTGCACAGTCGCGTGGGGATGTTGGGGTGTTTTACACCATCACTTGCCCATCTAAATACCACGCCAACAACCAAAGCGGCCACGCTAACCCGAAGTGGAATCACAGCACGCCACCACAGGCACAAGCCTATCTTACAAAGTTATGGGCCAATATCGGATCCAAGCTAGGCCGTGAAAATCTGCGCGTTTATGGTTTCCGTGTCGCTGAACCGCATCATGACGGTACACCGCACTGGCACTTGTTGTTATTCATGAAGCCGCAAGAACGCCACGCCATCACTGAGATTATGCGCGCCTATGCCGTTAAAACTGATCGCGCCGAATTAGGTAAGCGCACCAGCGCCCGGTTTACCGCTAAGCGGCTTGATCCGAAGAAAGGCAGCGCCACCGCCTATATCGCTAAATACATCAGTAAAAATATTGATGGATACGCGCTGGATGGCGAACTAGACCATGAAACCGGCAAGCCGCTGAAAGAGACGGCCCGCTTCGCTATGGNTNNGCGTCACGCCACCGTATCCGACAATATCAGCCAATCGGCACACCACCGGTAACAGTCTGGCGGGAGCTGCGCAAGCTGAGCAATCAACTGGTCACTACGCTCAAGATTTCCGGCACCTATCAACGCGGCAAGCCGTTATTGATCGATCCGGCAATGGATGCCGTCACCGCCGCCGCAGATGCGGGCTGCTTTGCTACCTACATCATGAAGCAAGGCGGCGTGCTGATCCCACGTGAGGATTACACCGTGCGCATTGCCTATCAGGACAATGAACAGCCCAACGCCTACGGCGAAATCACCGAGAAGATTTTCGGCATCTATTCCCCGCTTTTGGGTGAGGCGTCGCGCATCTGTACTCGCCTAAAAACTTGGAAAATTGTCGCCCGCCAAAAGGTGAAGCCCGCCGTTGTCGTGGGGTTTGATGTTTTTCAGGACGGCCCCGCCGTCCCTTGGAGTTCTGTCAATAACTCTCCGGTAGAGCAAAAAACACGCGAACCGGATGAGGCCATAGACAGAACATTAGAAGAAAAAATAATCGATTTCACCGCGATCACCGATGCAGAACGTCGGGCCTTGCTGCGCAGGATAAAAAGCGCGCCGGTACTAACGATTAAAACCAACGCATTGACGCCAGCCGAAGAATTATCACGCCAGGCATCAGCCGAAAAAGCCGCCCAGCGGCGAGAAAAAACCGCACGACTGGCACCAGTGGCAACAAAAATCCGCGATTTTGCCGAGTCAATCGGGCTTTCCATTAGCGAACAACAAGCGCAATCACTGGCTTGCGGCGCAACATTGACCATCGGCGGTCAGAACTGGCGGGCAAGAGAGGATTGTTGTTTGTACCAGTGCCAACCAACCACCGCCCAACGGGCATTTAGCGTAATGAGCCGGGTGGCAAAATTGCGAGAGGGAGTAAACCGTGAAAGTCACCAACATTAATTACACCGACACCATTTGTATATTGTCAGCCGATGAACAGCGAGTCGCTCAAATGCTTGGCGATGCATGGAATCAATATTTACAGCTTTCAATTGAGCATCCCTGTGAACGTGATGAGTTCTGCCGAGCTATTCACGATTGCCAGAGAATCATATTAGCCCGCCCGGCAATTCGTGGGCTGGCGGAAAAAGGTCAGGGGTACAAAAAATGACAACAGCAAGTGAACGTAAACGCGCCCAGCGCCTGCGCGATAAAAAGTTAGGCATCACCGAACTTACCTTACGTATAGATACCGCAGAAATGGCAATGCTTTTGGATGGCTGCGAACAGCGCCGTATTGCTCGCGGGCCTTATGAACGGGCCGAGTATTTGATCGGCTTGCTCCGCCAGGACAATAAATTGCTACACAAACAGCTTGCTGAGTTGAAGAAAGACAGTTGCAAGCGGTGCGGTGATACATTGCCAGGTGATAGAGACGGTTGTTGTTTTCAAGGTGATACGGCGTGTTGGCAGACGCAGGGATATAAGAAACTGATGTTGGATACCCTATAGCGCGGGTGCTGATAGTGCACCACGGCAATATTGCACAAGTCACTTAAATGAATACATATGCGTGAAATTGAATAAAATACACGCGCCCATCAATTTACTCTCAAAATCACCCCACACCAAAGCGCCTCCACGCCACGTAGAGAGGCGCTTTTTTCATTTCACCTACAATGATGTACTTTTTATATCGAAAGACTAGGGCTGCGCATGGCCGTTTTTGGGGGTGATTTTGAACCCATATGAGAATGGATGCGGGGGCCAACCGCACCCCGTTCCGCGCGCCCCCCCGCCCGCGCTTTGCAATGACTAGATATTCACTTTTCATGCAGTTAGAAAGAGGCTGAAAAGCCAGTATTGGCGCGGCTTAGATAATGATTAGGGAGTGAATATAATTATGCGGATTGTTGCGCTTTGAATTTGCAGGGTTGCAGTGGTCAGTTTACTAAATAATTTGGGCAATTATCACTGATTTTCGAGGTGGCCGTTGCGGCTTGCTCTTTTAAAATCGTGACATGGCACAGAAATAAAATCAATAGGCTTGTGACATGTCACAAGCAATTTAATTTTCATCATTGTGACTGAAACAATTCTCAATATAAGAAATAAAGTGGCGGCCAGTTAATTTTCATGTGCATATAAATGCAAAAACCGCCTAAAAGACGGTTAGCATATGCATAAGTTGGATTTACTCTTGTTTGGCAAGTAATTCATACGGCTTAAATCTGACAACTTCCTCCCCAACCCAATCATTAATTTCCATCAGCCGCTCCTGTAACGGTGCCAGTTCGTTAATGGCGAATACCCGCGCGGCTTTTTCTACATCACCAAAACCGCCGGTGTTATTGGGTAAAATACCCATCAGTTGAGGTGGTACCCGTTGCATTGCTAATTGATCGTCACGGGTAACATTCTTAATACTGGCGAACTCATCTTTAGCCGCCACTTCTGCCAGTGGGATCACCTGTATGCCGTCCTTTTTACCGGCCGGGGCATACATAAACAAATTGCGGAAATTGCCCGGCCCTTTGGATTCTTTCAGCGCCTTACGTAAGGCGTCGATATCCTCCTGTTTATGGGCGGCGTCGTTCATATACAGAATAAATCCGGCATGACTGCCATTTAGATAATATTTACGGCGAAATAGCGTTGCGGCCTCATTAAGCCAAGTGGAGTTTAGCGAGGCGAGGTATTCAGGAACGCCGTAGATCTCCTGATTAATATCCGGGTCTAGCAGGTGAAAAACGCTATTGGCTTCAAACGGGTGTGGGTTGGCATAGGATGAGACATACCAATAGGTGTCCGCCTCCACGCCGCGGCGGGTGTATTTTGCTGGGCTGGGTACCAGTTTCATGATGCCGCCCAACCGGTTATAGCGGGCTTCTAAAAACGAGTTGGCGAATACCAAAAAATCCAGCGCATAACGGCTAAAATCCTGTTTCGAGAGTAATCGGTGCGGCTCAAACAGACTAACCAGTACATTGCGTTTCATATAGATTGGCGAGCTGTGATGCACCGCCGCACGAAATGACTTAGCCAGACCGTTGAATGACACCGGCGGCTCATACCAGCGATCCATCACGGCACATTCCAAATAATCCAGAATATCGCGCCGATCCATCATTGGGATCGGGTCGTCAAAAGTAAACGCCTCAGCCTGTGCGGCACTATTGCCCGCCATAGCTGTTGTCACCTTGGCCGAGCGGGTTTTCCTGTTGCGTTTACTCATCAATATATCTCCATCACACTGGTGTTATTGCTGTTAATGCCCTCAAGAGGCTCATGGAATAATGCGTGCATAATGGCCCATGCCACGTCGCCGTGACTGACGCCCTCAGATCTGCTAGTAACAAAAGTGGCGTTTCGCCCAGTGGCGGTCATGGTTTTGCGGATAGACATAAATGCGGTGGCGATATCAATGCAGCCCGCATCAAACTCCAGACGGCCGCCATGAATGATATTTTTTGCCTTATAAATGAGGTCGGCTTTCATTTCCAGGCTGTAGTGAATGGCGTTCACTGCCGGGAAGAATTGCCGTACTAATTGCGTCACGGAACGGCCCAGACCGGTATCATCAATGCCGATATAGGTGACGTTATAGCGCTCAGTGATCTTTTTGATATTGCTGGCTTGATCGGCAAAATCCATCCCTTTCCACTGGTGGCGCTCCAATACCCTGAACTTACCGCCCGCCACCACTGGCGGTGCAATGACGGCGCAACCCGCACTATCGCCGGTGCTGGCCGGGTCGTAGCCAATCCACACCGGCCTATCACCAAATGGGCGTAGCGCCAGCAATTTGACGTCTGTCCATTTTTCCCAGCTATCCACCATGCAGCGCTGCATTTCTGCAAGTTTGAACGTGGAAGCGTTATCGTCAATGAAGCCGCACATAAACAGGTTTTCAAAATCTTGATCGCTGTTTTCATTGCGTAACTCATCAATATCAAACAGGTCGCAGCCACCTTTCAGTGCATCCTCAATAGTGACAATCTGGCGGTACTGCTTATCCTCACATAACCGGCCTCCGGCCAGCCGTGGGTAGCTGACATCAATTTCAATGCGTTTATCTTTGGCTTTACCTTTGTTAAACAGCGTGCCCGCCCAGAACGGATAAGCCTCATGTGAGGTGCTGGACGGAGTAGAAAAATAGGTGGAGCGGTATCTTTTCTGCGATGCCATGCCCGATGCGGCTCGGCGCAATTTTTGAAAGCCGGGTATCCAAAAATATTCATCCAGATAGAGATTGCCGGGGCGGCCCTGTGCGGTGCTGGCGTTGGTACCGAGAAAGTGCATTTCCGCGCCATTGGGTAAAATAATCACCTCACCGCGCAAATCAACATCCACCTGACGTGCGGCGGCGACAATATAGTTTTTAAACTGGTGCGCCTGCGCTTTGGAGGCGGAAACAAACATCTGGTTGCGGCCAGTGTCGAGGGCATCAAGCAGCGCTTCCCATGAGAAAAAGTAGGTTGCACCGACTTGGCGGGATTTTAAGAAGTTACGAATACGGTAATCAGGTGATAAACCGGCCTCATACCAGTTGCGCTGATAGTCGAACATGGATTCATTGAAAATATCTTTCAGCTTGGCAACCTGCGCCTCACTGAATACATTTTTCTGCGCTGCCTTACGTGTCCCGCTGTTGCGCTTCTCAATGTTAGGGTTGAGATCGGCCTCATTGCCGCCATCATTGTATTTACCGATCCGGGCGTGGCGTTCGGCTTGCCGGCCCAGCAAATCAATCTCTTTGTAGTCTTTGGCTTCCTTGGCTGATTTCATGACAAGTCGGCAATATTCCGCTGCCGTGGTCAGTTGCATCTGATCCAATGGCCCGTAAGCGTCCCACTTGTCGCGGCGCTTCCAACTGTGTACCGTGACGGCTTTCTCACCGATCATTTCCGCAATCCGGGCAATACGCAGCCCTTGCCAATACAGATACATGGCTTGACGGCGGGGATCTAAATCGGCATTGATAGAAACGCTTTCCATGTGAAATAGCCTGCTTTATTACTTAATTGCAGCAAGGCTACCTATCTGCACCTCCCCCATCCTGCATTACACCTTGTGCCAGCCATAGCACAAGAGCGCCTGATTGTTCCGTTGGTCGCCGGTCGCCAACATAGGTCACTACTGTATCGAATCAGACCGGAGCATCACGCATGACCGTAAAAGCAAAAAAATTCCGCATTGGCGTAGAGGGTGCCACCACTGATGGCCGCACCATCACCCGCGAATGGCTAACGCAAATGGCCGATAGCTACAACACCACGGTATACGGTGCCCGAATCAATATGGAGCACATCAAAGGCTATTCACCAGACAGCACCTTTAAACGCTATGGTGATGTGACGGGCCTGAGTGCCGAAGAAATCAAGGACGGGCCGTTATCGGGGAAAATGGCACTGTATGCCGAAATCAGCCCTACAGCCGATTTGGTAGAAATGGTGAAGGATCGCCAAAAGGTTTACACCTCAATGGAAGTAAATATTAAATTTGCCGACACCAACAGTGCCTATCTTGTTGGCCTTGCGGTCACTGATGATCCCGCCAGTCTGGGTACTGAAATGTTGAATTTCAGCGCCAGCGCCTCCGCTAATCCGCTGGCCTCCCGTAAGCAAGCCCCTGAGAACCTGTTTACCGCCGCAGAAGAAACGCTGATTGAATTCGAAACCGAGCAAGAACCTAAAACCAACCTGCTTACCGCCATTAAAACCCTGTTTACCAAAAAGCAAACCGGTGATGACGCACGTTTTAACGATGTGCATCAGGCGGTTGAATTAGTCGCGCAGCAAGTTGAGGGGAAATTGTCGGCTATCAGCACCTTGGAGCGGTCCTTTACGGAGCTTAAAACTGCCAATGATGCGACCAAACAGGAACTTGATGAGCTGAAAATCACGCTCAGCAAAACAGATCGCGACTTCTCTCAACGCGAAAAATCAACCGGCAATGACAGCGCCATTCTGACTGATTGCTAGGTCATTCCGCTTGCTACGTTAAGGAATTAATTTCACATGAAAAAAGCCACCCGATTTCAGTACAACCAGTTTTTGCAGCAGGTCGCCCGGCTGAACCATTTGGACAATAAAGACGACATTGCCGCGAAATTCACCGTTGAACCATCGATTGCGCAAAAACTGGAAACCAAACAGCAAGAAAGCAGCGCCTTTCTGTTAAAAATCAACATGTATCCAGTGGATGAAAAAGAGGGTGAAAAAGTTGGTTTAAGTATTGACCGCCCGATTGCCAGCACCACAGATACCACGCAGAAAGAACGTGAAGCATCAGACCCTAGCGGTCTGGATGGGACAAAATACAACTGTACCCAGACTAACTTTGATACCGCGCTGCCTTATATCAAATTGGATATGTGGGCTAAATTCCCTGATTTTCAAACTCGCATCCGTGATGCCATTGTGAAACGCCAGGCACTGGATCGCATCATGATCGGCTTTAACGGTATCAAGCGGGTGAAAACCTCTGATCATACCGTTAATAAGCTATTGCAAGATGTCAACCGGGGCTGGCTGCAAAGCATTCGTGATGATGCGCCGGGCCAGATGATGGATAAGATTGTTGATGATAAAGGCGATGTTATCTCGCCTAAAATCCGCATCGGCAAAGGCGGGGATTTCAATAATCTGGATGCGCTGGTGATGGCGGCCACCGATGAACTGATCGAGCCGTGGTTCCAGGAAGATACCGAGCTTGTCGCGATTACCGGCCGCCAGTTACTGGCCGACAAATATTTTCCTATCGTCAACCAATCACAGCCGAACACAGAAGCGCTGGCCGCTGACTTGATTATCAGTCAGAAGCGTATCGGTGGTCTGCCCGCAGTACGTGCGCCGTCTTTCCCGCCTGATGCCATTTTTATCACCCGGCTAGATAACCTGTCTATTTACTGGCAGGACGGCACCCGCAGGCGCTCAATCATCGACAACCCACGCCGTGACCGTATTGAAAACTTTGAATCGGTTAACGAGGCCTACGTGGTTGAAGATTTTGGCTGTGTGGCCCTGATTGAAAACATTGAGTTCGGTGATTTTTCCGTCCCAGCAGAGGGTTAATCCATTATGAGCAACCCCGTTCGCCGCCATCGGCTATTTGTCGCGGCTCAGCAATCATCATCACTGAGCGAGGCGGCAAGCCTCAGCCATGCCAGCAACTACGAGCTGTTGTTGTTCAAACTGCAACAGGATATGGCCCAATTGAGCCTTATCGAGTCAATCAGCCGCAAGGCCGAGGTTAAGCAAGGCATGTTACCCACATACCAACCGTGGGTGGCCGGTGTGTTGGCAAAAGGCAGTGGCGAACAGGACGATATTCTGATGCGCATGTTGATTTGGCATCTTGACGTTGGCGATATCCGCAACGCATTAGATATCGCAGAGTATGCCGTCCAGCATGGCTTGGTGACTCCCGACAGCTTTAAGCGCACCACCGCGTGCCTGATTGGCGATGAAGTCGCCGCCATTGCACGGCAAACCTTGGCCGATGAAAAACCGCTGGATACCCCGCAGCTATTGCGCGCCCAGCAAATGTTAACCGGTCAGGATATGCCGGATGTCGTCAGCGCCCGCCTGCATAAGTTTGTCGGCTATGCCCTGCGTCAGGACGGCGACAACGTTCTCGCACTGGCAAACCTGAAAACGGCGCTGCAACTGGACGATAACAGCGGTGTGAAAACCGATATCAAGAATCTTGAGAAGCTGATTAAAGCGTCTTAGAGAAAATTCGATTAGGCGTGATTGTTGCAGGCAGTTTGGACGCGGACAGCGCGGAGCAACCGGAGCGTACACGCAGTACGTGAGGATTGCGAGCACTGCCCAAGTCCAAAATGGCAAATAAAATAGCCTAATCACCCAAACGCCCCGGCGAGGGCGGCACGTTGGCTAACCCAGAATATTTATTACTCTGGCAAAGCCACCGTTCACCGCCCGTTTATTTTTGGAGTGTCGGCATGGAAATTGTCATTAACACCAATCAGACACCAGAAGCGCCAGCGCCCGTGGAACCAGCGGAAAACACAGTCATTAAAAATGACGGTTTCTGGCCTGATATCGACCTGAAACAGTACCGCGAAGAATCACGTCAGGACGGCACCATCACGCAGCCGCGTGTTATTGAAGCGGCATTGTTTGCCATCAATGAAGTGAATGATCGGCTGGCAATCTGGCGCTTAACCCAGCAAAAACAGGGTTATCTGTCAGCGGCTGAGGTACCGGTGGAAAAACTGAACGAGGAGAGCACTCGCATTCAGTTGTACCGCACCGCGGTGTTTTGCCTGATGCAAGCCCGTCTAACTGATCGTTTTCGCGGTTTTGATACCACCGGCACGGGCGGCAAGCGGGCCGATTCACTGGAACCCACTATTGATAATTTGCGCCGTGATGCTGCATGGGCAATTAACGATATTCAGGCGATCAACCGCATGACGGTTGAGCTGATTTAATGCGCATTCTGGCTCAGCAGTACGACACCATTGACGCCATGTGTTGGCGCTACTACGGCCGCACCGAGGGTGTAACTGAAAAAGTGTTGGCCGCCAATCCGGGTTTAGCCGATATCGGCCCGGTTTTACCGCACGGTTACCCGGTGGAAATGCCAGAAGTCGCCGCCGCCATCACTGCGCAAACCGTGCAACTTTGGGACTAACTACACAATCCCCATAGGGGGTAACGGATATGAAAATGCCAGACAAAGATCCGGGTTGGATGGGTGCATTACTGGCCTTTTACTCTGCCTACTCAACCGCGATAAACGGTTTTCTTATCGCTTTTATTGTGGCATTTCGCCGCGTGGTATGGGGCGGCGGTAAGTTACGTGAAGGGATTGGCGAGGGGGTCGTATGTGGGCTGGTCGGTGTCAATATCGGTCCGGTCATTTCCCCTGTGTTGATCCGCATGATTGATGCTATTCCCTGGCTAAACGGCGCATTAACCGAGGTCGCCGCCGGGAAAATAGAAATTTTTATCAGTTGTTTGATCGGTCTGATTGGCTTGCAGGCTATCCGCGAGCTGGTATTTAAAATCATCAATAAAAAGGCAGGAACCACTGATGTTAACCAATAAATTTATTCTCGGCAAAGCCAGCGAAAGTAATCTGATCGGCGTACATCCTGATTTGGTTAAAGTGGTGCGCCGCGCGCTGGAACTGACTCCGCTTGATTTTAAAGTAATTGAGGGCTGTCGCACGCTGGAACGCCAGCGCGAACTGGTCAAAGTCGGAGCCAGCCAAACCTTAAACAGCCGCCACTTAACCGGCCATGCGGTAGATATTGTACCGCTGCCATGCGGTAAGGTCAGTTGGGAGTGGAAATATTTTTATCCAATGGCTGACGCAATGAAACAGGCCGCTGCCGAGCTGAGGATCGCCGTGGAATGGGGCGGTAACTGGACCACCTTTAAAGACGGCCCACATTTTCAATTGCCCGCCCGTCAATATCCGAGCTGACACCATGCCACTCTTCAACACCGCTCCGCTCGCATGGGCGATTGCCGCCGCCTTACTGCTTGCCGGTGGCGTACAGACTTACCGTTTGTCTGAGGCTCGGCAAGTGATGATTGACCAGCAAGCGGCCGAGGTGGCCAGCAAAAACGGCCAACTTATTGCGCTGGCACTGACCGCCAATGCCAATAATCAGGCACAGGCCCAATTGCGCCAACAGGTTGCCAGTACGGATCAGTTGTTGGCGCAACGTAATAGCCAAATCAAGAGGTTATACCGTGAAAATGAAACATTGCGCCGCTGGGCTGATACTCCCCTGCCTGATGATATTATCCGGCTGCGTCAGCGCCCCGCCCTCACCGGGGCCGCAGATTACCGTCAATGGCTGTCCGAGAGTGGCGCAGTGCCAGTTTCCGGCAGCAGGGCCGCAAACTAACGGTGATTTAAACGACGATATTGATCGCCTTGAGGCCGCATTGCACGCTTGCGCGGCACAGGTCGATACCGTCTTTATTTGCCAGCAAGGGGCCGCTGATGCTAAAGCCTGATTCGCTGCGTACCGCCATTTTAAAGGCGGTGCCGTATATCAAGCAAAACCCGGACTGCTTACATGTCTTTATCGATAAAGGGGCGATTATTGCCACGCTGGCCCCGTCACTCTCTTTTGAGTATCAGTACACCTTAAATCTGGTGGTGACTGATTACGCCAGTGATATGGATCTGGTCATTGTCCCGGTCTTGCATTGGTTGCGCACTCATCAGCCAGATATTATGGCGAACCCCGACAAACGTCAGGACAGTTTTACTTTTGAAGTTGATTATCTGGATAACAAAGTGCGCGATATCAGCATTGATATCAAGCTCACCGAACGGGTGATCGTTAAAGAGAAAAATGGCAAATTAAGCGTTACTCATCTTGGGGAACCGGTGCCACCAGAGCATTTTATCAACAGCTATCAAATTGATATTGAGGGTAAAACTGTCGCGGAGTGGGTAACGTGAATAACGTGCATGAGCTAGATCAGACCTTATCAACATTATTGGCACAATTGGCCCCACAGGCGCGCGGCGCGTTTATGCGTCAGGTCGCTAAAGAACTACGGCGACGCCAACAAAAGCACATTCAGGCGCAACAGAACCCGGATGGCTCACCCTTTGTTCCGCGTAAGAAAAAGCGCCGCGATAAGCAAGGCCGCATCAAACGCAAGATGTTTACCAAACTGCGCACCGCTCGTTATATCAAAAACGAATCCAACGCCGACGAGGCCGCTATTGCGTTCAGCGGCAAGGTCAATAATATGGTTAGAGTCCATCATTACGGTTTGCGGGATAAAGTTACAAAGAACGGGCCAACAGTGAAATACGAACGCCGCCAGTTGTTAGGCTTTACTGACGGCGATAGTGAGTGGATTGGGGATCTGGCGTTGGAGTGGCTTGCTAAGTAATTATTATCTATAAGTAATTTATTTTTTTATTATATAAAAAATCACTTTCGTAATTACATATGAAAGAATAAAAGCGAGGATGCCCATTTCATAAAATAGTGCTATTAGAATATTCGTGTTCAGAAAATTAAAATAACTGATAGCGTCACCGAACTGGTCGCTTGACAACACAAAAACCAGCACTTCTGGAATAGCCAAGAACAATACAACAAATAAAACAAGAAAAGTCCCAAATTTAGCCAGTCGCATCGTAAAACTCCATTGTAGTATTTAAAATCCATAATTATTACGTATAGTACACGATTATTAACAATCAATGGAGTGCTGTTTAATGAATAATTCCGTTTATTTAAAAGAAAAACTAAATGCAGACAGGGTATTATCACTATCACTAGATCGCGGGATAAAAGGAACCATAAAATCTGCAAAAGGAACAATCGAGAGTGTATATAGTGGTGCTGAAAGAGCCAGTTGGTATACATCCTGTTTCTTTGAAAAGTATGCAAGCGAATGCCAAGAGATAAAATCGGAAGACAAAAGAGTAATGAAGGCAATATCAGAAATATATAAAAGGTCTGATGTTATCTATGACATGATAAAACTTTATATCGATTATGTTCTTGAAAAGAATACACCCCGTGAAAATATGCGCAGTACTACTTATTATTCTGTTAATTTAGGTGCTAAGATTTCAGTTACAACAGCCACTAAGAAGGCAATGGCTTACTCTATAGCTAAAACAGTCTCTGAATCAATATCTATGTCCAATATAGTGAGAACAGAAATAAACAGAAAAGGTTTATTTTTAATCACGAGTATAGATTTGTATGGTAAGGTTCAAAATCCGCAATGGCAGCAAGAAGATTGCAAATAATTGATCCAGGATACTATAATTCATTGCGCGCCAATAACATAGAGATGTTATACATATATATCGATCCTATCATTTCCAAGGCATCCAGAAGAATACATTCAAATTCAAATTTAACATTTGATGAAGTTGTGAATATACTTAATGATATGGGGCGATAGTGAAAAATATATTCTATAACATATTGTTCTCAACAGTTCCATTTATTGTTATCGTTTTTTTTTCGGTATTTTATTTAGAGTTTTTCCCTAATCATTTTGGCAAACTAACATTACTAACAATAGTAATTGTATTTTTTGTGTCATGTAAAATAATGCCTGATAAATATATTTGAAGTAAAACCTATGAGGTAGCTGTTTTACAGCTACCATTTGAAAACTCCATACAATAACCCGCTATTATTTTCTTATTCTCGCCTTAGATCTCTTGTGCCATCCCTCACACAAAACCCATCAC